CCGTCCGGTCTGCTCATGCCTCACTTCATCGAGGCTCAGGAATCCCGGAAGTCGGACCCGCAACGTCAGCGTGAGTCGCGTGAGAAAAAACGTGCCATGTCACGATTCGTGACGCATGAGTCACGCGACGTGACGCTTGAGTCACAGCCCGTAACGTTTGAGTCACACTCGGTCACAACCTGTCACAACCTGTCACAACCTGTCACTCTTACCTCTGCTGATCCTTTGCCTTGCTCTGCTTTGCCTTGCTCTGCCTCCTCTGCCTCCCCTACCCCTCCGGAGCCAGACCGCTCCGCGGCGGCGGCGGAATCAGTCGAGAGTCAAGGTCAGCCACAGCAAGCCTCGCCTAAGCCGCCTGCGCGCCACACTGAGGTGCCGATCCCACCAAAGGGCGGCCAGGTGCCAGTTGGTACCCAAAGACGCGCCACAGAGGCGCTGAGGCTGGTCTGCGTCGATGAGCATGAGCGGGCCGACCCGCCTAGGAGTGAAGCGCTCCGCGCTGCGCCCGCGCCCGCAAATATCCAAGTGTCGCAACCAGCGACCAGGCGCGACCGAGTTCGCACCGAGTGGTCAGACCTGTCGATCCGTGAGCTGGCCATCAGGTGCCGAGAGAGTCCGTACGACGCCGCGATGGCAGGACCAGAGACTCGCCCCGAGGTGCTGCAGGTGCAGCGAGCTTGGTGCGAGGCGGTGGGGCTGCCAGTCCGTGCACTCGGTAGCCTAAGCGACAAGAACCACGCCCTGAACTCGATCCTCAGGGCGCTTGAGACGTACTCGCTCGAGGATGTGCTCAGAGCATGCGCGCAGGCGAAAAATGATGACTGGGCACAGGGGAGAGTGCCGAACAGGGACGGGAGCTTAGGCAAGAAGTGTCGACTCGAGTGGATGAGCGTGACGGTGATTAGCCGCCTCCTAGACGCAGCGGATGCGAACAAGCCGGAGGCTAGGTCACCGCGAGTGCAGAAGGCCATAGACGCCGTAGAGGCGGTTCTAGCGGGGAGAAAATGATAGAGAAACCAACGAGCGGAAACTGGTTTGAGTGGGTCAATCGGCGCTACCCATTCGACGATGCGTGGGAGCGTCACCTACTCACGCGGACAGAGCGCCCGCAGCCTTGCTCCGAAGAGCAGCTCGACGACCTGCGAGGGATCGTAGACCGCAGCCTGGCAGCCATGTTCGCTGAACTGTGGTTTCACTCAGTCGAGAAGGTATCGGATGTTGAACGGGCGCAGCGGCTCGACAGAGAGAAGGAACGAGAGAAAGAGCGGTGCCGGATGATCCGCACAGCAAAACTCGCACTCGAGAACAAGCTGGGAGACACGCGAGAGGAACGAGACTCGGCGCAAGCAACCGCGCAGCACATGCTCGGAAACGGACTGCTTGAGCAGCTCGGGTACAATGAGCTCCGCGATTGGGAGCGCATGCATCGTTACGCTAGAGCAGTGGCGCGGGGCGATAACCCGCCGAGGCCGACGCTCTGGAGCGAGCGAAAGCGGGAATCTCAACAGCGACGGGAACTCGAAGATATCGACGGAGCCATCGGGGCAACCCAAGCAGGGAAGCCACGTACTCAGTTCGAGCAGCAAGAGCTTGGACAATTCAGAAGGTGAGAAAGGATGCTGTAGGATGAAACGTGCGAAGGCAAACAAGCACTGGAACGAGGATAGAAGATATTTCAGGGCGAGCCTCGTTGTCTCTTGCGGGAGCGTCGACAGAATTCACGGAATAGTATGCGACGAATGCGTTGAATTGTGCGCTGAAGAGGGAATTAGAATTCCTCGGAGCATGCGCGAGCTAGCCTCAGTGGTCACTGAGGGGAGACGCAGGAACATCGCTGCTAATCGAGGACTCGGCTACACGCCGCTGAGCGAAGCGTTCGACAGGGCGCATGTGCGCCAACGATCGAGGCGCTTGGCTGAAGTTCGGCTCGGGGTGTTCACGGAGAATAGGAGCGAGTGAATGTCGAAGATGGTGGTGACCGGATATTCTGTGGTGTCGAAGCAATATCACCAGAGAGAAGAGACGACGTCTCTTCGCGTCGTTGGGCGATTCAAATGCCAAAGATGTGAACGAAACGCTGACAAGGAGTGTTCGCTTCGCATTAGCAACGACGAAGTCCTTGCTGGACAGTCGAGCAGAGTCGAATTTCTGATAGAAAGAATCCAAGAGCTTGCGCCGTCATGTTCTTGCGATATGATGCGTTGCCGCATCGGAACGGCGTACATGCGTAGGCATCGGTTGGCGCTGAAAGGGGAACGGATATGAAGCTAACTCAATTTGAGGATGGCCAGCTTACTGTACTGAACCGGATATATTTTGAGCTACTGATCACTCTTCTCATGAAGGAGAAAGTTGCGGCCATTTCGGGGAAATCGTGGGCCGAGGTCTGGATAGCTCAGCATAAGGATCGGAGCGACGATGAGATCCATGTGGATGTCGACTTGCGAGTCTTTCACCGTACTTACCTACGCATCGTGTTGAGTTCGATCAGTGAATTGCAGCGACTGAAGTTGCTGCGCGCAAGATTGGAGTTGAGGTGATACCGACGCGGCGTGGCTCGCGTGGGCTCAGACGCCTAGTAGAGAGGATGAAATGGGATCTGGAGAAAACACAGTGACAGAGTGTCCAGCACTGGCTGCGCTCAAGGAGCTCCTCGATGCTAGCGTCTGGACGAGTGATGGCGTAAATGCGAGGGACAGGGCGCGTCAGGTTATCGCGTCAGGGTGCCAGTCATCTGCGTCATCCTGCCAAACGCTCGACACACTAGAGACTGCACTCAGTGACCTTGTAGAGGAGGTTGTTGGGGCTTTCTCGTGCGAACCTGGAAGCGCTGTCGCGTCAGCTCTAAGGCGAGCGGAGAAAGCGCTTCGGAGGCTCGGTTTGCACTACGAGAACGGAAATGCGCTGTGCCCGAGCAAGGCAACACTGTCCGTGGTTGAGCAGGCGGCGACCAACGTCGTTTGCGCCCACGAGAGAGTGGTGCAGATTTCACATAGAACCGTGGCTGGCATCGAAGCGAGTGTAACCTGTGACAAGGCAATTGAAGCGCTTCGCCACGCGCTGAAAAAGCGAGGTGCACTGTGAAACGCGAGCAACCGACGGAGCTGGTGACGCTCCCTTCCGTAGTCGTGAAAACGCGCAAGACGTACACGGTTTCGTGGTGGTTCAACGCGTACCACTACTGCGGAGACACGCACATGGACGAGCCGCATAAGACCTGTCACACGAAGACATTTCTGACGAAACGCGGCGCGTATCGACACATGGCCACGGGGTACGTAATCGGTCGTCGCGAGGCGCTCGGATGCACGCGAAACCAATGCAACCGCACAGATATCGTAGGATCCGACGGAGACGGTCCAATCGAAGAACAGTGCAAGTACTGCAACACGGAATCGTTCGCGCGCATCGTAGGCAGACTCGCGCGATGGCTCATGTGGCGCGACAGGAAGCGAGGTGTACTGTGAAGCGTTGCGGGATTGGCGTGCACTCGAGGCTCGGCGCGGCTTGGGACGTGTCCAATTGGCAAGTGTACTTCAGGCACGCGATTGGCATCGTGACCAAGGGCACACCTTGGGGGATCGAAGGTCCGGACAGAAGGCGTTGGGCGACGAGCAGAAGGAAAGGGACGAAACGATGAACAAGGAAGAATTTGTTGAGCGATGCAGGGTTCAATTCGCTGGAAGGTGTTCGGATTGCATGCTTACTGTTGGCTCCGCCATCGCTTCTGTAAAGGATGTGCTTGGGGCGATTCCTGAGACGGCTGTCATTGACATCTTGCTGCATCCAGACAAGGGGGGTTCTCTTGAAAAGCAAGACACCAAAGCAGACCTGATCGGCGAGCGCCTTGAGATTGCTTTTCTCGATGTTGTCTTTCCGTTGTGGAAAGCGAAAAACCGTGAGTCCTGGAATAGCTGGCCATTGTTAGCGTTACAGACGGATGAGTTCGTGCCGGTTCTTAGGAACGGGGTCCCGCAGGTGGATTACCATGAGAACGGGAAGCGCGTTGGAACGGTCGGACCTGGTGGCGCATGTCAACTAATTGATGGGTATCACGGAAGCTACAGCGCGCTCAGCGCGCTGAGCGAAAAGATTCGCGCTCTGATCGCTCAGGACATGAAGCTCGAGGCGTCGTGCCAACCGCTGGTTGTGTGCCTATCTGAGCGCTTTGGCTTCGTTGACAAGAACGGAATACTGTTCGTTCTAGCAGACGTTCACAGATACGGAACCGTAATCGTCGCTCCGGACGGATCCGTTGTTGGGGTCATCCGAAAGAACGTCGCAGAAAACGGAGCGTCCAGCTTCATCGTTTACAACACTGCGGCAATGCACACCGCTTGTGTCGACCCTGGAAGCCTAAGGCGTCAGGCGGCCCTATTCGCCAAATGGGCAGCGTTTGGAGCTGGAGAGTCAGTGCTGCCAAAGTTCAAAGAAGAACGACTGGTGGACATTCCAGGGTTCCCCGGGTGGCTTCTATGCGTCGACGCGATTCGTAACCAGTTCTGCATTATGCACAACGGAAGGGTTGTTGGAGAGTTTTCGCCGCGGTTCAAACTTGACTCCGTGCTTCGCGAAATACCACCTGAGGGGCTGCTCAAAGCGGCGGTGGAAACAGTCAAATGGCGCTACTTCGGAGCGATCGAATGAGCACTGAATATCCTATTCGTGCGAACCGGCTCACGGCCATAGGCCTGTCGATTCTTTCGCTCTGCTCTGTCGGGTGCGAAAACTGGAATTCGTGTAGAGACGCGGTATTCATGTTGAGTGATGGGGCCGTGTTTTCATGCTCGCGCAGCGACCAGCAGTTGGTTGTTCTTGGGAATCTTGCGCATTGCTATTGCCCTGCGCGCGGCGCGAATACTGGAGATCCATCGCCAGGTTCCTTCGATAGAGAAGCGGCAGGCGAAAAATGAGAACCGCAGGAATAGCGTCTGTGCTTGCGTCAGTTCGACCCTTCGTTGAGCGCGGCTCGAGCGCGCCCTTTTGCGACGAACTGAACGAGTGGATCGCTCGTGACTACCCAGAAGTTGTCCGCGCATTCCGAGGGTCCACGCATGAGGTTGAGGCGCAGCCTTCAGCTGAACGCGGGCAGTTTCAAAGAAGCGAGGCTGCATTGGCTTTCATGAACTCGATTCTGACTGGCACTGGTTACGTGGCGGTTAGAAACTGCGCTGTTCGTGAGACTTCGCCAGCCACCACGTCTACAGGTGAAAACGAAACATGAGGAAACAAGGGCGCACAGCAGAGATTGGGGAGGAGAGCCAGACCAGTCAGCTATGCGCTATTCCCGCGCGCGCGAAGGGCTCGAATGGTGTCCGTGCTGAGCGTGTCGAGTACGTCGCCGGGTTGATGGCGACAGGTGAATTCAGGCGCGGGAAGACAGCCAAGGAACTCGTGAAGATGTGGGGATTATCCCTGCAGAGCGTGCACGAGATATGCTCCGAGGCTAGTCGCGCGGTTCAGTGCTCCGTCAACGTTTCCGACGTCCTGAGAACATTCAGCGAGTCGCTCGACGAGCTTCTCTCGCTCGGCCACGAGTGCCGAGCAACGGGCAAGCCGCGCGAGGCCATCGTGGCGTTCGCGAAAGTAGCCGAACTCTGTATGCAAGTTACTCGCAATCGCGACGGGCTTCCGAGTGGAGACGACAGTCGACTGGACACGGTACAGAAGCTCATTGCCGCTGGCTGGACCCCACCCGCGCCGGAGGGTTTGCCGGCACCAACTCTTGATGATCCGGAGATGAATGATGACGACTGAGAAAATTGTATGCGCGACAACAGTCCGCCTGGCGACAAACGTGGTGGTTGACGCTTCGGGACAGTTCGGAAACGTCTGGGACGCGAAGCGAGTGCAAGACCTGGTAGTGTTCCCTGACTCGCGCAACGCACGCTGTCGCATCGGCGGGCGAGTTCGCGTTGCCGTGTACGTGAGCTACGACCCGAACGAGGAATCGCAGGAAGCGTGGGAACGCTCAACGGACTACCCCTGCCCGGTGTGCGGGCAACAGTTCGCTTCGAGTCAAGGGCGAGCAAACCACATGCTCCAAAAGCACGGAAGGAAAGGAATGTGATGTCAACGCAAGGATACGCAATCGAGTGCGCTATCGAAGATATAAGTGCAGCGCTGCACTCCTTGGACGGGGTTGTTCCTTCCAGGGAGACGGCTATCGCGAGAACGAAACTCGAGGAAGCTCGAATGTGGCTCCGCGAGAAACTCAGCAAGGAGCTTGAAGCGTAATGCTGCGAGTGACGGAACAGATCATTGCTGACGCTGTGACAGTAGATGATACGGTGCGACTCACGAATGGGATGCTCGCGAAGCGAGTCAACGCGGCGCGGCTGTTCGACCGTGGCAACGAGGCGGCGGTCGAGCACGCGCAGAAGATGGCGAGATACTTCCTCGAGCATGTCGCAAGATTCGACTCGGCTGCATGCGGGTTCTTCGTGATGAGCGGCGGGGCCAAGTTGCAGCCGCTTTTCACGGACGTATTCCGAGGCGTCACGAAAGTTCACTCCGGGGATATCGGGATTGATCTGCCGAACATCCTTGGAGACGAAACTCGCGCGTTCCTGATCGAAGACGTGCTGAATACTGGCGGTTCAGTGATGCGAGCCTTGGACACGCTGCTCAAGCACGGGATCGGGGTAGAATTCGTATTCGCGCTTATCGACAGGAAGATTGGCGCGGTCGAGAGATTGCGGAAACGTGGAATCAATGTGGTGTGCGTGGCGGATGTGCCGGCGTACGCGGAAAGAAGGTAGACGTGGCGGATGAGCGTGAAGTGTGTGTCAAAAAAGAATTCGACGCGCGGCTTTCCGAAGCGAAAGCGGAATTCATGTGTCGAGTTTGCGAGTTGGTGGCCAAGCATGAGTTGCAGGAACTCAAGCTGACGGTTGACGGTTTTACTGGTGAGGTGATGTTCAACGGGTACCTGAATGGGTTCGCGCTCGCGATTCTCGAACATCGTGGATGCGATACATTCGATGATATTGCCGAAGAGATTGAGAGGCAAGAATCAAAACTGAAGAGCAACCCTGAGTGGGCATCTGGTCTTGAGCCACACGGCGAGGTGTATCGCCGTGGCATGCTGACTGGGTTTCGTTTGGCTCTCAAGGGAAACGTGAATGACCCGGAATTCGCGCACACGAAACAGATTGTTGAGGCGCTCGAAGCACAGGATTGACACTGTAAACGGCTGGTGTATTCTAGCCTCTCCGTTCACCATCTGTTGACAAGTTCCGTCCCCCCGGAACGTTGAGAGCCCGCCGCAAGGTGGGCTTTCGCGTTTCTGGCGCTCGATTGAACGGCGCCGTGGCGACGCTGTCCATTTCCGGACCAAGCGAGTATCGGTCGCCGGGGCGCACCACTCGTCACCGCCCATGCTCACATATCGTCAGGTCCGCTAATCTATGAACACGGCTTCTCTCAAGTATCACCCCGGGTATTTTATGACCCAGTGGGTGGGTCAAATTCTACCCAGGCAAACTTCAGCTAGACGTCCGCGGCTGAATAGATGCCGAAAGCTCCGGGTCAAAAACTACCCACTTGACACGCTTCCCTAACCCTGGGCATTGTCGCGCGGTCTCTGTCGCCGGATCTCTCCGTATGCCGACTGAAGACTGACGCGCGGACCCGTTGGCCCCTACCCAACCGGAGCGAGACCACCCTCGGAGCGTCTGCGCCCGAGTGGTCGAAGCCCGGACACGGCCGAGCGCAGCGGAGGACGTGATTGGAGCGCAGCGACGCCTAGGCGGTACTGTCAGCGCCGGTACGCGCTCGGAAGGACCATTCCATTTCGGCGCATCCCCTCGGCGGAGCGCTGTAGGAATTCGATCTCGGCCTGTTCCACTGCATCGGCTGGTTTCACAGCGTTCCCGCGCCTGCGCTCTGCCGTGTAGTGGCGCGCCTCCCGCCATGCATAGAGCACTGCGTCGCACGAGTGGTTGCGCATGCCAGGCATCTCTTCGAGCCTCTTGCTGTTGTGCCAGAGTAGCTTCGTTGCTTGCTCTGTCCACGGCCCGCACCCTCGCCGAATGAACCTAACCATCCCGTTTGCCACGGCGCCATTGAACAGCGTGATGTAGCCGCGTTTGTCAGTTTTCTGAACGTTTTCAACTGGTATCGCGAAATACTTACGGAACTCCTCGAGGTATCCCTTGCCGAGCCCGCCATGGTCCCCGACGATTCGCGAGAAGTGATAGAGCTTGTTCAGCGCGGCCAGATGCGTCCCGAGGTCGCTCGGATTGTTGAGCCCGGTTGGCTCGGTCACCTCGAGCCCGTACACCTCTGGCAGGTCGCGCGCGAACGCCACGATGGCCAAGGCAACGTTGTTCGTGGCACCGATATCGAACGCCAGCACGTACTCCCACGTGTGCCCGGCCGGCAGAGCATCGACGTACTGCGCGTCGCTCGACGTCTCGTAGACGAGTCCGCTCGTGTCCTGTACCCACACGCCGTCGCGGAATTGCTGGATCTGGATTGGAGTCAGCTCCGCGAGGGACTGGTGGTAGTCCTTCCAATCCAGCCCAGGATTGTCTTCGGCGTGGGCAGGAACGAACACGCGCCGCACGCTCCCATCCTCGCGCCTGGTGACGAGTGGCGGGCTCCCCGGGGGGAATCCTTGACCCTGGTGAATCCCGTAGCGCTCGCAGATGAAGTCGTGACCAATGCCACCCGGGTTGGTGGCGAGTCTAACCCTGAGCGGGAAGTTCCTCGGGAACTCGTTGGTGCGGCGTAGGCGCGAGAACAGAAACGAGATCACCTGCCCCTCGAACTGAGTAGCCTCATCGAGCCCGATGAACTGGAACTCGGGACCTCGGTAGTTGGCGAGGTCGTTGATGTGCGCGATGTAGCCGAATCCGATGCGGGCCCCGCTTGGGAAAGTCCACGTTTTGAGTTCCTCGCACCACCTCGCGTCTGACCTGTCCCACCACTGATGAGCGCGATCCATGAGTGCGCCGGGCTGCGATAAGTCTTTGAAAGTCTTACGGAATATGATTGCTGAGTAGCTCGGGATATTGATTCCCTGCAGGGCCGAGCCGAGAAGCGCATAGGATTTGCCGCATCCCGCGGAGCCGCCGTACATTGCGTCGCGGCACGAAAGGCTCATGAATAGTCTCTGCTTTGGCGACGGCGGGTGAGGTAGATACTGGGTCACACTGAGTATTGTCCTAGGCAGGGTAGCACTCCACTCTAGGCGAGTGCCCGAACAATTCGAACAGCTAGTCGCTCTGTTGCGCCGCGAAGGGATCCTTGATCGGTGCACATCAATCTCGTGCGAAGGTGTCAATGTGACGCTCGCTCCGAAGCAAGCGTCGCCTGATTCGCGGCCAAAGCGTGATGTCTCTGAGCAGCCAGGTGTCGCTCTGTTCAATGAGTTGACGCGAGCATTCCCCGGAGCAGCTGTGCCTCGTTCGCTTCGCGGCGAGATGCCGAAGGGGTCACTCTAATGTCGCTCAGTGCAGCTTGGTGGGAGCAGGAAGAGCGTGATAGTCAGGATGCTCTACAGGGCCTCAAGGCTCGCTTCGACAGCGCCCATAACCAGGGGACAGTCCGCACTGAGCTTGACACGTTCTTTGAATCTCTCTACTACGACCGCACCTACGCCGGGTTCGCCTCCGCGGACAGCACGATTGATTTGCTCGTTGGGACCGTCGAGAGTTCTCTGCGCGAGAACGCGATTCAGCGCATCGTGAGCACTTTCGCTTCGAAGCTTTCGCGCCAGCGCAACAAACCCGTGATGCTGACGGACGGGGCTGATTGGTGCCTGCAGCGTAAGTCCAAGAAGCTCGAGAAGTGGGTTTGGGGTCAGCTTCAGTCGTGCCGAATCAACGAGGTGATACGCGACTCGGACATGCAGATGCTGCTCAAGGGGACTGGCATCATCTACACGGGTAGCCGCCGCAGCGAGATTTACTGCGACGTCGTCCCTCCGAGCGAGATCAAAGTGTCTACGGCGTCCGCTATGCGCGGGCATCCGCTCGACATCTACCGCGAACAGTGCGTCGACCGCCGTCAGCTGATGAAGCTCTATCCGGAGAAGGCCGACGACATTGAGCGGTCCTCCGCGGTGCCGCCTGAGATTGCTCTCATCGCAACGGGATCATTCGACACGGACATGGTTCGCACCATCACTGGTTGGCGCCTGCCGTCGTATGAAGAGTCTGAGGATGGTGGGACAATCGTTGCCTGCGACAACGTTGTACTGAGCGCATCCGAGTGGTGCCGCCCGCGGTTCCCGTTTGCGGTGTCGCGATTCATGCTGGCACCATCAGGATGGTTCGGAATTGGGCTCGTTCAAGCGCTCGTAGCGATGCAGCTCGAGCTGAATCGGCTGAACTCCGACAAGTCGGACGCGATGCACCTGTTATCCGCGCCGTTCGTTCTTTCGCCCGAGGGCTCGATTGTAAGGAGCCACTTCTCGAACGAGATTGGTCGCATACTCGAGTTCAATCCAGCATACGGTCCCCCGCAGGTTGTCACGCCGAGCCCGATCTCGCCTGCAATGTTCGAGCATGCAGACCGGGTGAAGTCTGGAATGTTCGCGCAAAGCGGGTTGAGCGAGATGGCGACACAGGGGTTCAAGCCCGCCGGTCTCAATTCGGCGCCGTCTCTCCGCGCTTACGCTGATATGATCGACGACTCGATTCACGACATCTTCCTGCGCCGCGAGCAACAAATCTTGGATGTCGCCGAGAACATCATTTGTGAAGCCGAGGAGATGTCCGATGGCGAGCACCGTCCGAAGCGTACGAAGTACACGGGGCCGCGCGGAATCGCCTACTTCGACTTCGCTGAAGTGAAGATGGCCCGTGAGGATTACACACTAACGATGAAGGCGGCCTCAGACCTTTCGACTACGCTCGCCGGCAAACTCGAAGACCTCGAGGAGCTGCGCGCGCTCGGAATCGTGACTGACCCTGCCGAGATGCAGGAACTCATCCAGATGCCGGACCTCGACACGGCCGCGTCGCGTCGTAACTCGATGCGTGACCTGCTGTTGCAGACGATCGAAGAGTCGATCCTCGAAGACGGTAAGGCGATTACGCCCGAGCCGACGTGGGATCTCAAGCTCGCCATCAAGCTGTGCATGGCGACGCGTTGGCGCGCTCAGCTCATGAAGAATGTGCCCGAGGATCGGATCGCACTTCTTCGTAGGTTCGAGAAGAACTGCGCCTATTACATCTTACAGGCTCAGGGACAGCCTGCGGACGCCGCGGCATCCGGAATGCCCCAACAGACAGCAGAACAACCGCCCCTGGACATGGGTATAGCCGAGTCGCCAATGGGGGTGACAACGCTACCGACCGATGTGCAGCCAGGGGTAGCCCTATCGCCGGAGGGAGCCACACCGGCAGCCATTGGATAATGCACCATGGGAGCAATGAGCCAGTCCAACAACGCCCAACCTCAAAACGCAACGCAATCTCAGGACCCCGGAGAGATGGCTCTCTCTATCCTGCAGGGAGCGATTGACGATGACGTTGCACGTGGATCCGCGACTGAGCAGCCGCCGCAGGGAGCTAAGGGCACTGAGCAGGCTGAAGCCGAAGAAACGCCCGAGTCGGAGCAACCGGAGCCCGAAGAGAACCCGATCGTTCAAGCTCTATCAAAGAAAGAAGTGGACCCCAAGGGTCTACAGAACCAGCACGCTGCACTCACGCGTCGAGCCCGCGCGCTCGAAGCTGAGCATGCGCGAATAGAGCAGGAAAAGGCGGAGGTTCTCAAGCAAAAGTCCGAGCTGGGGAAGATTGACGGAATCGCAGACATGGTCGCGTTCGTCGCGAAAACGCGAGGGATCAGCGAGCAAGACGTCTGGGAGGATGTCGTTGACCAGATCAAGAACAACGGGAAGCGCTCGCCCACCAACAAGGCCGTGCGCGTCGTCGAGGAATTGCGACGCGACATCCTGAGCGACCGTGAGAAAGCGGCACGACAAGCCAGGGAGCAAGAGGTTCAAGCGCAGGTCGAACAGGTCGAGCAAGCCGCCGCTGCCTGGAAATCTGAGGCGGTTTCGATCGCTCAGAAGTCTGCCGAAAAGTGGCCTATTACCGCGAGAATCCCGGCTAGAGCATTGGCAGTCGCTGCCTATGACGTGGCCGAGGAATACTACCAAGCAACCGGCGAAGTCCCGACGCACCAGCAGGTGCTGGACTACCTCGAGCGCGAAGCGAACGCGGGGGGCGCGCAGCAAACTGCAGCTCCCAATTCGCAACCCGCACCCGCCGCGGGCAATGGCGGAGCTAAGGCACCGGCGGTGCCGCCCAAGCAAAAGGCAAGAACCATATCGAATCGCGACGCTTCTGAGTCAACGCAGACCAGGGATCCGCTCAACATGTCCCAAGAGGAACGTGACGCGGCCGCCCTGCGAATCCTGCAGAACGCGTTCGCATAAGGACTCCAATGATTACTATTTCCGCAATCGCGAACTTCTACAAGACTGTCCAACCCGAGGGGATGGAAGTCTTGGTCTACCCCGTCTCCCCGTTTCTCGGGCTCATCAAGAAGTGGACTGAATTCTACGGCTCAGCGAAGCAGCTCGCGTGGCTCGTGAATCGTGGTGGTGGGGCATCCGTGTCGTTTTCGACGGCGCAGGCTGCTTCCGGAACTCCCAACTACCAAAGGCCGTCTATCACGCGCTCGCGCCTGTACGTGGTGCGCCAAATCGGCAACGAGGACATTGAAGCCTCGCAGTCCAACGCTGGCGCGCTTCGTGATCTGCTCGTTGAGCAACGCGACCTGGCAATGCAGGATCTCAAGTTCCGGGCTGCCAGTATCGTGCTCGGGAACGGCACCGGCGCAGTCGCGCGAATCTCGTCCGGATCGAACGTAGGCACCGCGACTATCACTCTGGACGATATCACCCAGATCCGGAACATCATCGTAGGGAACGTGTACAACACGTTCACCGCAGGGGATTCTGCGGTCAACACTGGCGACTGCACGGTTACCTCGATCGATGAGGAGGCTGGTACGGTTACGCTTGGCGGTAACTGGTCTGCCGCGTCGTCTGGTGTAGCAGCTGGCGATTACATCGTTCCGAAGTCGGACTACAACGCTGTGCCAAAGGGCGTGTTCTCGTGGAACCCCGTCACGCTTCCAAGCGTCGGTGGTGGCGACTCGTTCTTTGGTGTCGACCGCGGCGGTAGCATCGGGATGGCTGGCTGTCGCTACGCGCCTTCGGCTGGAACACCTCTCGAGGTTGTGATCAATGCGCTACATCTACATGACCGTTACGGCGGCAAGCACGACTCGGTCTTCCTGAACCCCATGGATCTCGGGAACATCACGAAGGAGGCAACGAACCTCCAGCGCATCAACACGAATGCAATCGGAAGCAACGGGAAACAGATCGCGTCGATCAGTTACCAAGCGGTCGTGGTCAACGGTCCGCAGGGTCCAGTGAATCTCTACTCGGAGCCCAATATCCCGCGCTACCAGCCGCTTGTTACGCGGGTTGGAGCGTGGGAACTCTGGTCACTCAACGAGGCGTTCCGCCTGCTCACTCGCGGGACCAACGGTGGTGAACTCGCCATCTACAACGCTGACGGTATCGAGCTTCGCTTCGGTGGCTACTGGAACCAGATCTGCCGCGTTCCTCGCGACTCAATGGTGGTTACACTGCCTACGGCCTCGTAGCACTGAGCTTCAGCCAACCAATCCAAACTAGGGCCCTGCCTGCGGGGGCCCGCCTAGGAGAAAACTCATGTCTGATAGCTCACTCATTCATCCTCTGAACACGTCGAAGCGTGGTCGCATCGATATGTGCGGATCGTTTACGACTGCAAATACGTCTGCCCCAACCACTCCTAAGGGTGATGGGGTTGCCGCTCGAACCGGAACAGGAACATTCACCGTCACGCTACCGAATAAGCCTGGAGACCTGGAGAGCATCACGCCGCACATCTCCGGTGGTGCGAGCACGATCCAAGCAACGTACTCGGCTGGTGTAATCACGATCACTACGTACACGTCCGGATCCGCCGCGGACACCAACGCGCTGCGTGTCAATTGGCGCGCAACGTTCTCCACTCGAGTAGCGCTATAAGGTGACTCATGAACCGAGACGAACTGAGACAGGCAATCCTGCGGCGCGCGGACATGGTTGGCAGCCCGTTCGTCTCGGATGATGAGCTGGACACGTGGATCGATATCGCAGTTGCTGAACTGCATGGGGTCCTTCGCGAGAAGTACGGCGACGAGTATTTCTCGAAGACAACCTGGATCCAGGTGCGACCAGGAACGGATCCAAACATCGCGTGGCCACGATTCGAGGCCAATGTCGAAAGCTCGATACCTGGGCCCGACACGGGCTACGCGTCGTCCTATCCGCTCCCTGACGACTTCCTGTCGCTCGTGCGGTTGCAGTACCTGATCGGCACCGTGACACGCGCAACGGTCAAGGTAGACGTGTCAGGAGTGTCGAGCTGGGAGCCGGCGGAGAACTGGACGATCACCACTGACGACAAGCGCGCCCTACCGATGCGTCCGATTGACACGGCTGGGATGCTAATCGACTTCACGCCGCGAAGCTGGCGCACGGTTACCCCCGAATACAGATTGCGATGCGGCCCGGTGCGGCAGCTATCCCTGTCGGGGTACGTCAACGGGACGCCGCAGTACTCAGAGGTTTGGCGACAGGGATCCATTGTGGACTTCCTGCCACCTCCGACTGAACTCTGCGCCGTGCAAGCGACGTACGTGCGTACCGCGCAGCTCATGCCGGATCATCCGCACATCGGGTACGTGATCTGCGGCGTGGCGGCGATGTGTCTGGGGAAGCAACAGCAGGATCCGAGCGCTCTGCTTGCTGAGCAAGGCAAGGTTGTGTCGCTGATTACGGGCCCGTCTGCGACCAAGGACGCGGCGAACCCAAAGCGCGTAGTCGACATTCGCGGAGGCGGATTGCGACGCCGTGGCGGCCCGTGGCCGTACGAGCCATGAAGCCAGCGCCTAAACCGGTAAAGTCGCAACTCCCTGAGGTCGAAGAGATCTCTCGGCAGGTCTGCGACATGGCGCGCGCATTCAACCCGTTTGCGAGTGGCGTGATGTGCGACTTCACGATTGTGGCCAGGGACCCTCCAACGGTGCAGTCTGGGGCGACGTACGTGCGTCACGGGCTCGGACGAAAACCCCAGGGAGTGATCTTTACGTCGCTACATTTCCCTTTCGACACCGTTGGAGTTGGTGACGGCGAAAGCGACTCGAGCACGATTTTGCTGTACGCTTCGCAGCCATGCAGCGGGAAGGTGTGGATTTACTGATGGCGCTAAATGTCCAGCGAACGAGTATCCCCTTCGTAGGCGGCCAGGAACAGCAGGTATCGAAAGAACTCGTCGATCCACCATTGCTGCTCAGAGCTCACAACGTTGTCCCTGTGCGCAACGGTGGCCTGCAGAAGCGGCCGGCGTGGGTAGCGGACGAGTTTACTACCCAGGGCTACCCGTACCTTCCGCAACCTGAACGCCTGGCTAAGCGCGGCGACGAAGTGCTTTGGCTTGGTGAGGTGAAGTCCAGCTATATCAGTGAGCACCAGCCGCCAAATGTGATTTCTTTGGCGCACGGCGAAGCCACGGAGCTTTTCGAACCACCGATCTGCGTTGCGAAAGGAGAGGTGCCGCGCTTCAACACGCGAAAGGTTCTCGAGCTTGTGCACGCGAATCTTGGGCAGCGTATCTGGGCATGGGATTGCGCGTTCGCCGGAAGTCGCGATGCGGCTGTTGGCTCGCAGCCATCGCCCAACGCTAGCGGGGTCGTGTGCGTGGCGTGGGCAACGATCAATGAGTCAAACGAGGACTCGCGCGTCGAGTACGCTGTCATTGACGTTGCAACGTCGTCTGTGATTGCTCGAAAGGTGCTTGCTTACGACGCCCACAGCTCGTCGTTCGTTCGCGTCTGCGCGCTTTTCAGCGAGTTTACGAAGCAGTGGACATTCTTCATCTTCCACCTTGACGGCTCCGAAAGTGTATCGAGCGATGTTCGCGTGACGTCTGTTCTGGCGGCAACGCCTTGGCAGGTCGACTACTCTGAGGTGCTTGTCACTGACGTGATTGGCTTCGATGCTTGCACGTCAGATCCTGAAGCTGGTGAGCCAAGACTGTTCTATTCGCACGTGAAGTACGGAGAGAAGATCGTTAGGACAACCCTGTGCGTTACAACCGGGGTCGCGCTCTACCCGTACTCCGAGGCTGCGTACACGATCACTCTGTACGCCGCCCCGTCAATTCTATTTTGGACGCTCGCGTGCGCATGCGATCCGAGTGGAACCGAGGCTGCGTGCGTGTTCGGCATGCTCGAGGGCGGGTGCGGTTCGACTTCGCACAACATGCTCGTCACGTTCTCAGCGACGCCTTCTCCTAGCCACACCATGAACTCGCACAACGAGGTGAGCGTGGCCAGCGGCGATGACGCGACGTCATTTAGCACTGGGGGACAGCAGGTATGCTGGGCTGGCGATAGGGATCTCAGCGGAGTTCTACGGCATGACAATTGGTGGGTGTCATGGGAAAGCAGCGGGACTCGCGATCTGAACATGATGGTGTTCTATGCGAGAGCAGAACGCGCATTAGTTCCGGAGGTGCCGATGGCATCGACGCTTGCGCTTTGCCCATTCGCGAGACCATTCGCCTTGAACGGACAATCCTATCTGCCTGTCTACCGCGGGCGCTCATCGGATGCTGTGGGCGTCGAGATTGTTGCTCCGTATCGATACGGTGCAGATGGCGGTGACCCCGTAACCCTATACAGGGTTGCTGGCAGGGTGTCGAAGGGTGACATCGCGTTCAACGACTGGGGAACTGCGACTGTGAACCTGAGCAAGGGCAAGGGTTCCACGGTTGAATCGTTGTACGAGCGGGGGCGCTTCTTCACCGCGGTACCAATCGTGTCGGTAGAGAACAGTGAGCATCGTATTGCACTGTTCGAGGTGAGCGTCAGCGACCCCCAGCGATTCGATTGGGCGGAGGCTTTCGGTTGCACCTACTTCGCGTCTTCGATCCCGTTCTCGTATGACGGAGGCTCCTGTCATGAGTTGGGCTTCCCGTGTCGACCGCAATCTACGGCCGGCGAGATTACGGTGTCGGTTGCGTCGTCTCCAGGCGGAGGCCTCGCCAACGGAAACTACTACGTCAAGGCGATTTGGGAAGGAACAGACATGATGGGGCGTGTGTCACGCTCCGACCCAAGCTCGTCCGAGATGATTGAGATCACGGAGAGCCTGAAGACTATTGCCGTTACGTTCGTCAATCTGTGCATCACAACGCACAGCAACGTAAAGCTCGTTGTGTTCGTCTCGAACGACGGTGGTTACACGTTCGTTCGCAGCGAGCAGATCATAACGAACAACTGGCTTATAGGATCCGAGACTACTGTCGCGCTTCAGCCTCAACGCATGTTCCAGTCGTACATGCAGACCATCTATACGGACAGGATGCTGCCAAGTACGACGCCGATCCCTGCGCAGCTCGTCTGCGAGTGGGGGCGACGACTATGGCTCGTCAATGGGCGCGACGTCTCTCCCTCGCACGAGATCATTGATGGCGAGGAGCCTGCGTTCAGTGATGAGCTGAGATTCCTGTTGCCTGAGCCGGCAACTGGGGTGGCCCCGTACGACGATCGCATGGTTATCTGGACTCGATTCGCGATCTATTGGTTGTCCGGGGATGGCCCGAATGACCTGGGAGTTGACGGTTCATTCTCTACCCCGCAACGCCTTCCAACCGACTTCGGCTGCATCGACGCGCGCTCAATCGTCCGTACCGAGCGCGGCATCTGCTTCCAATCGGAGCGCGGTATCGAACTGCTGGACCGCGGCTTCGGGACAAGCGTGATCTCTGGCGGAGTCTCGAAGGTGCTACGCGAGGATGGGTACTCTGAGATCGTCGCGTCGTCTTGGGACCAGCAGACCCAGATTTGCCGCTTCATTGCGCACAACCCGACCTCAGGAGAGTTCATTGTGCTGTGTTGGCACACTCAGTACGATTGGTGGACCACTGCGAGCGTCCCCGGGATGGCTAGACCTCTCTACACGGACCAGCCCGCTGGGCTCGTGCGAGCAGCTGGCCGCAACTGGATGGCGCTTGGCGATCGGACGGTCCGTAATGGCGAACCGATCTGCATGCTGGCGTGGGAGACGGGCCCGGTCAACGCTGAGTACCTAGACAGGCCAGCATACGGGTACTCTGGTGCCGATAACAACCAGTGGTACCAATCCGAAATTGAGACCGCCAACGTCAAGCTGGACGGGTTGCTCGGGTTCCAGCGGGTGTGGCGCGTCGAGGTGATGACCTCAGACCAGACCGCGGTGACCGGGCTCTCGGTGGCGTACGTCACCGACTACGCGGACACTGAGTCTGTTCCGGCGCGGGTCTGGGAGACAGAATCGGATGTGGCGTTGGCCGCAGTAAACCCAACCCACCACGTTTTCCAGGTCCACGTGAAAGAGCAACAGTCGCAGGCGATTCGCCTGAAAATAAAGGATGTTCAGGTCGAGGGTGTGAACAGGAACACCTCCCCAACATTCTTCAATCTCGTTGGCTTCTCGCTGCAATGGGGCCAACAGCCTGGTTCGGGTCGCAGGGCAGAGGGAGCAAAGAAGTAATGGGCATCTGGAACACAGTAAAGAAGGTCGGCAAGGGCGCAATCGGACTCGCTGTGGGTGGCCCCGTGGGCGCTGTTGTCGGGAGCGGCGCCCTGAATTCAGTTGGAAACAAGCTCTGGGGCGGCGTGAAATCGACCATCGGCGGTCAGGCGTCGTTCACTCCGACCGCGCAGAATCTCGACCAGACCCAAGCGAACAGGGACCTGGCGTCGTCGGAGCGCGCGCGGGCAAATCAAAATTCGCTCGCCAGGGCGCTCCAACAGCGCGTCGCGGGGCAGGCCCCGAGCGTAGCCGCGTTGCAGGGGCAGCAAGGGATCGCGCAGGCGTTCCAGAATGCGTCCAGGATTGCGGCCAACTCGCGAGGCGTGAATCGCGGCCTCGCTCTTCGAAGCGGGGCTGACGCGGCCGCAACCGGGATGGCAGCAGCGAACCGTGACGCAACCATGCTCCGCGCTCAGGAGCAAGTGGCAGCCGAGCAAACCCTCGGGCAGCAGCTGGCACAGCAGCGAGCGCAAGATTTGCAACAGAGAACCGGCAGTCTGCAAGCGGCGCAGTCGAACCAGCAGGCTCAGCTCGGAGCCCAACAACTTCAGACCGACATCGCCAGCGGCAATGCCGCGCGGGCCCAGAAGGGCACCGGGGCTGCTTTGAGCTTCATCGGTCCGATCGTGGGCGCGCTTGCCTCCGACATTCGCGTCAAAAGCGACGTTGCTCCGGCAACTGGATCATTCGCCGAGCGGCTTGCCTCGGTGAAGCCCGACAACCCGGCGTCAATCCAAGGCGGGTACCAGGCTGGGCAAGCGGCGCAGTCGGCAGGCCTCGCGCGCCAAATGTCGCGCCCCGCGGTGGACCCGTCTATCGAGGACTCGGGCGCATCGATGCCGAGCATGGCCGCGAACTCGAAGCTCGCCGATGCATTCGTTCAAGGCCTCGCGTCTGCTGGCGGAGGCCTAATGAGCGACGCTCGCGTCAAGCAGGATCTCGCCCCAATCAACCCCTACAGCTACACGTACAAGCCCGAGATGGCGGCATCGATGGCTGAAGCGCTGGCTGCCAAGGCTCCGCCGGCGGAGCGCGACGCGGTGCGCGGGGCAGCCTACGCGGACGCTCGAAGTCCCCGAGTAGGTGTGATGACTCAGGAGCTAAAACGCTCGAAAGGTGGCCGCAAGACGGTCATTGACACCCCGGAGGGGCAGGCCATCGAAGGGCGCCGCGCGCTGAGTTTCATCCTGGCCAACCAAGCCGGTCTGGACAAGCGCATGCGAGCGCTCGAAGGGACGGCGGCGTAATGGCGATCCCCGATTGGGTCACTCAGCAGGTGCAGCCACTCCCTGGGGCCATGTCGTGGCAGCCTGGGCCGCAGAATGCGCTCGAAGCGGCGGTTCAAGCGGGGATCCCTTATCAAGATCCGGCGTCGCCGCAGCCGCTCATGAGCGTTGCGCCCGAGCAGCAACCGATGGCATCGATGCCGCCGGTTGCACCAGTGGCTCAGCCAGTTCAGCTTCCAGTGGGTGGGATGAGCGTTGCGCCCGAGCAGCCCACAGCGAGCGAGTTGAACTACACTCCGGAGCAACCCGAGCCCCCCGCTGCTCCTCAGCCTGCTCCGGTTGACCCGGCAGAGCAAACCGTGAACGCTTTGCTGCAGAACTACCTAACTGGCTCACGGCGCGCGGTTCCGGAATCGGTAGTCAAGGCGACCGAGACCTGGCAGCAAAGCGCACCTGGCGCACTTCCAGGTCAAGAGGGGCCGTACGCCGCGGCGCAACAAGCGCTCGAAGAACAGCAGAATGAGATGCTGCTCGACCAGCGGCTCGCGATGCAGGATAGGGCAGATCTGTACGACCAGGAAGCGCAGTTGGCGTTCAATCAGGGGCGAGGGTTCGCTGCTGAAGCTGCATCGATCCAAGCCGACCAGGAACAGCGCAAGGTCGTCATCGACCAGCGCGTCGGCGAGCTCGACCGTCTTATTGAGCAGCGTAGCAAGCTGCAGTCTTCGTTCGCGGAACGCAATCCTGTTCGCGACATGTCGATGTGGACGCGGATCGCGATCGGGCTCGGCGCCGCCGGGCAGGCCCTTGCCGGCGGGCAGAACGCGGCGCTCGAGATCGCGATGCGGGAGATCGATGCGGATCTGGCGCACGAAAAGGACAAGGTGGACGCGCTCGGTGCACAGATCGCTGGCAAGCACACACTGCTCGGTGATCTGCTCCAGAAATTCATGGATCCGACGGCGGCCTATCATGCGGCGCGCGCCGCTAAGCTCGGCCTGTACGAGTCTGGGTATCGCGAGCAGGCTGCGAAGGAAAAGTCAGCGGAGATGCGGGCAGCAATGCTTTCTGCGGCAGACTCTCTCTCCGTTCAACGTGCCCAGGAAAGGCTCTCGTCTCTCACGGCTGAGCACGCGACGCTGATGAGATGGCGACCCGCTGGCGTCGCAGGAAACCAAGGCGGGCTGGCTGGACTCCAAAGGTTCGCAGTCGACTTGGGAATGAAGCCCGGAACCCCTGAATACCAGGAGTTCATGAACCGTGGAATCACCGGGAAGCTCCCGGAGTACATCCTTTCGGGCATGGTCAACGCTGGTGCAGTGCCTGACAAGAACGAGTTGGCGTTCGCGCGCTTCAACCAGGATCACAAGGTGCGTATGCCTGACGGGCGCATCGGCTACGTCAAGGACAAGACAGACTTCGAAAAGACGACGACCTCGCTCAACAAGATGGATCAAAATCTTGGTAGGCTCCGAAAGTACGTTGTGAGCGGTTCCCCTTGGAACCCAACTGATCGTGCAAATGTTGAAGCGATCACCAACATGGCTATGGGCGAGATCCGAGTGATGCTGGGACTCGGCGTCATGTCGGAATCGGACAAGGAGCTCGCTCAGAAACTCACAGGTGAATTCGTAAATGACCGTGTTCCATTTGCTGACAAGCTGAAGCGTCTCGAGACGCTCGAGCAACTGACGTCGCAGACAAGGCGCGAGTACGAATCGCGTATCTCTGCCGATCCAAATGCTGACACGTCACTTGTCCCGTCGATCCGCTCTGTGAGGGCCAAGTAATGGCAGGGGCAACGTCCAATTGGGTTACGATGGTTGACCCGGTGATGGGCGAAGCTCGCGACGTTCACCCCGCTGACGTCGAGGCCGCGGCCGCTCGCGATTGGACGGTTGAGACTCCGGAGCAAACGAAGCTGCGTCAGTATCAGGAAACTGCCGGGGCACTCGAGGGGGCAAAAGCGCTGGGTGAGGGGGCGTTGAGCTCTGCCACTCTCGGGTTGAGCGACGTTGCTCTGTCGGCTATCCCTGGCTATTCGGACTCGCGCCAGATGCGTGAGGCGACGTTCCCGACTGCAGCAATGGCTGGGCAGGCAGCGGGATTCTTGATTCCTGGGCTCGGTGAGGTCAAAGCGCTCGGCACGGCTGGCAAGGTCGCCAAGGCCGTAGGCGCTCCGGCAGCAACCGCGTCGCGCGCGGCGGTCAAGGCGGGCTCGTTCGCTGAGCGCCTCGCCGCAGGGGCTTCCCCGGGCGCAGCTCGCCGTGTCTTCGCAAAGGGCGTCGGAGGGGCCGTTGGTGGCGCGGTAGAGGGCGGGATTATCGGAGCCGGGCAGGCACTAACGGACGCCAGTGTGCGCAACAAGGAGCTGACCGCAGAGTTGCTGCTCGGTCATGTCCGCGACGGGGCCACGATTGGAGGGGCACTCGGAGGTGGGCTCGGTGCTGGCATCGAGGCTTTGGCGATCGGTGGGCGCAAGGTTGCCGTGGGAGCGCCGCGTCTACTCGAGTCGATGACCGGCGCGAAAGGCGTAGAAGGACTGGCGCAGACCAAGGCGCTGGCCTCGTTTGGCGCTCTTGGATCGGACTTCAAACGCATCGTCAAGGAGGGCGGAAAGGACGCCCCGCGTAGGCTCGGTGAGCGCATTCTTCGTGAAGAGGAGGCCGCGTTCTCTGGTCCTGGCGCGCTCGGCCGCGCTGTACGTAGCGGCCTCGAAGAGCATGCTGATATCGCTGGACGCGTTGCTGATCGTGAGGGCGAGAAACTAGGTAACATCTACCGCACGCTCACTCGTCGCGGTGAAGATGTCGAAGCGTCTACGATTGCATCGAACATTGAGCGCGACGTGCTCGCCGACCTTCGTTCGAGCGGGTTCGACCCGGACAAGCGGATCGCCAGGTCAATCGAACGCGATCTGTCCGACATTTTCGAGCCGGTTCAGCGCGCCGACAAGTATCGCGTTTCATCTGATCTGGCGGTCACATTCCGTGAGAACTCCGGCAAGGTTGCGGATCTGATTCGTGGAAAAAGTAGTGCAGCGGCGAGGCTTGCCATCAGTGAACTTGAAGCGGACGCGAAGGTCATGCGCAAGCACTTCGCCAATTCCGGCCAGGGTTTCGCGATTCGCGAATTAGACAACGTGGTGGGGAACCTGCGCGCGGCGGAGTCCCAATTGGCGAAAGGAAGCACCCTTGGTAACCGTCTCGTCAATTACCAATCGGCGCTCGATGCTCTCACCAAGAAGCTCGAAGAGTCCGCGCTCAAGAACGGAGTCGCGAAGGTTACTCAGGAGGCTCTTTGGAAGCTCCGTCGGAGAATCGACAAATCGATCAATCAGTGGGAGTTCGGGAAGGATCCGCGTGCTGATTCCTACCGCAAGGTTCGTGACTCGCTCAAGGCTCACGCAGAGGATGCGGCCGATCGATCATCGCTTGGGACAGAGTTTCGCGAGGCCAATGCGGCTTACTCCGATTGGGTCAAGATCAAGAAAATAGCCGAGCAGCGCGCCGGAATGATGGCTGGAAACCGATCCGCTGGTCTCACTGACACGATTGTTGGTGCGGCAGGAATCGCGCAGGGAGGGTTGTCCGGCGGAGTCATGGCCGTTGTGGGCCCGCTCGGTAACAAGTTTCTGCGCTCGGCCGCAGGTGACCGTACGCTGGCCACGGTCGCGAATAGCTACGCGAACTGGCGCAGGGTCACCACTGCGGCCAATGACGCCGCCATCAAGCTCAGCCGTGACTCTCGCGCGATCGTGAAGGCGTCACCAGTCGCAGCCGCTCCGGTGGGGTTCAGTGCTCGTCTCGCTGAAGATTTTGAGCGCCGTCGAGACGAGACAATCTCACAGCAGAACGATTCGGAGCGGCTCGTCGCGCAACTATCGCGGCAGCTCGCAGGCGTGGCCGAGGTGAGCCCGGAGCTTGCCAGCGCGACTATTCAGGCTGGCTCCCGTGGCGCAGCGTACCTGGCGAAGCTTCTTCCGGAGGCTCCCGGATTCGCGGACCTCGATAGCGTTTCAACACGCGACGGTTTCGATGTCCCGGAGTCGGAGAAAGACGCGTTCTTGCGCGCCGAGAAGGCCGTGCGTAAACCAACGAGCGTAATCGGTCTAGCCGAGGCTGGTGAGCTTACCCCAGACGAGATTGACGCAGTGAAGGCGTCGTACCCGTCGCTGTACGACGCCATGAGGAACAGCGTAGTGGATGAGGTAGCGAGCGAAGCGGAAGCTGGCCGCGTCCCGGATTACCAGCGCCAAGCGCAGCTTAGCATGCTGACGGGGATCCCGTTCGATGCGACGTTCCGCCCGGACGTTATCGCGTTCTATCAATCGATCCACAATGAGTCGTTAGCGCCGCAACCGCTGCAGCGTCTAGAGCAGCCACAGCGACAATCACGCCTAGCAGAGCGCCGAGGAGCGTTCACGGATAGAGAGGTCTAATGTTCCACGCAGTAATCCCAACACCATACTTCAAGCCGTACGCGTCGCTCGCATCTCCAGTTGCCTGCGGAACAGATGACCCGAGCGGACAGAAACGGCACGCGAGCGGAATCTATGCAGCTGGCTCCGGCACTGCGGTGGTTCGCCCGCGTGGCATGGGTAGCAGCGACGCGCAAGACAGAACACTTCAGCTCGTTGCCGGTGTCACGCTATGGGTTGAATTCGATCGCGTAATCTCAGGAACGGCAACCAATCTTGTCCTATTCTGGGCGCGAACATGAGCAACGCTGGAATTCCATTGCCGATGTTCGAACAGCACCCAGACATGGCGCTCGGGTTATACACGGAGTTACTGGACGTGTTGGGCTCTGCCCTCACTGGTCTCTGGATTGGCGAGGACATGGTCATAGACGTGGATGGTAATGTCACGTTACGGCCCGGCAGGGTCGGGGGGAACGCTTCAATTTCAGGGGGGACGAACTACAGGATCAAGTCATTGCTGAATGGGCGTATGGCCTCAGTAACCACAGACACATCCGTGTATCGCGGATACCTCACGCCCGCAATCGACGCGAAAACCGTCATATCGGTCGCAGAAATAGTACAGGTTCCGTTCGACACCTACAGGACCTTGGTTCGCGGGACCACAACACTGATGGTTGTTGGACTCAGTACGACAAATAGACTTCATGCAGGGAATGACGGGCTAATGACATTTATGATAGACGGGGTACCCGGCCCTGATGTGACCGTGGGAAATCACATAATTGCAGCATTCCACCCAACGAGTAAGACCGAAACGTATTCTCTCGACTACAACAAGACCGCAGAGGCAGCCCGGAACTGGTCCGGGAAAGAAGCGTTGCATCTGTTCAGCAATATCACACCATCTGCTGAACAGATGTTGTTGCTCAATCAGATCCTGTCCAGCTACTATTCAATTCCCATTGCAAGTTGAAAACTGGAAGCAAACAACTTTACGGCGCCATCTGCGCCTTCAGATAGCAGACAGTATAGGTAAGTACAATGAAACTAACCAAGGCGTTGATTTTGGCCTGCTCAGACAAAACAGCACTTGATGCTCTATGGTCCGAGACGAATTCCGATTGCGTTGAGTGCGAAGCGTGCAAGCGCTGCTCGCACTGTACACGATGCGTCTCTTGTGAGGAATGCGCCAACGCAACCGATTGCACCGGTTGCTACAATGTGGACAATTCTGATAATTGTGCATCCTGTAAGCATCTCGGGAACGCACATTACTGTGCCGGGTGTAACGGGTACACTGACGCCCTCAAGTGCCGAAAGCTGTACCAGTGTCAACGGTGCCTGAACTGTAGCCGCTGCATGTTCGTGAGCGGCCTCACTGACGCAAAAAACGTCGTAATGGGAATTCAGTTGACACCTGCTGAATTCGATCAGGTCTGGGAAGCGGCTGGGTTTAGCTGAGTGCGAGTCACCATGACTGAAGAGCGCGAGTCCAGAAACAAGCTCTTCTCGTGCACGAGTGAGAACCTCGCGGCTGCACCGGTTTCCGCTGAGTATGAGCGCGGAGTTGTTACCGCTCGACTCAAGATGCTCGAAGAGGAAAACATGCGGCTCCTGGAACGCGTGATTGCTCTTGAGGAGCGCGACAAGCGGATGAACTCACGTCCGCCCGAATTCGAGGTCCAGGCAAAAGGGATACGTATTCAAGGGAAACAAATGGTCGGAGTCGCAATGATTCTGGCGAGTGCTAGCGTTGCGATCGTTTACTTCATTCTGAGAAAGTAGGAAAAATGCTCGAATCGGTAGCGCAGGCCAATGCCTGCAACAACGCAAGAATCACAGCGTACAATAGTGGCACGATCCGCTATTACGCCGGAACCAAACCGGCTTCAGTTGCAGCCGGGATCGGTGGCGCGACGCTTCTCGCTACCAACACCTTCGGAGCAACCGCGTTCCCGTCGTCAGCGAACCGCGTTCTGACTTCTAACTCGATCACCGGCGCCAACGCCGTGGCGACCGGGACGATCGGCTTTGCCGCAGCGTTCGCTTCGGATGGGACCACGATTGTGTCGATCCATAGCGTTGGCACATCAGGAAGCGGCGCCGAGTGCATCGTCAACAGCACCTCTTGCACCGCTGGGATTGCAGTGAACACGACTTCGTTCACTATCACTCAGCCTGACGGGGCATAATGGCTAACGGAACCACCCTTCCTAGTGGATGCTACCTGTCAGTCGCGAGCCCCCCGAGCCGCGATGCTGATGATGGCCTCACCATGTTCGGGTGGTTCTATGTTCCGTCGTACGCGTCGGGCGAGTTCTACTCGACGCTACTGCTCAACTACGCCACCAACGACGTGGGCGAGGGGTTCCAGTTCGAGGCGGGCTCATCGACGCAATCGCAGGGATTCGTCATGTGCTACCCGCCGAATTACTCGGACATCGGCGGAACGTACACAAATGGGACCTGGTACTTCCTGGCGGAAGTGTTCACGCGCAGCGGCGGGGTTACGACGCGGCGCACGTACATTTCCTCGACTGCTGGCGCCACGCCGACACTGATCTCGACGCAGACGTGGACCGTCGCCGATGCGTCTCCAGAGTACTTCGACATCGGCGAAGCGCGGACGTACAGCCGTTCACTGCGCGGCTCATTGCAGTACGTTGGCCTCGCTCCGGTTGCGATGTCGACGAGTGAGCTAGCAACGCAAAGCAACTCGACGACGCCGACTGTCTCGTGTTGGGTGTTTATCGCTGGCGAGGAGGGTGTCTACACCGACTCGAGCGGGAACAGTCGCACTGTCACCGCCACTGGCGGCACTCCGACCGCGGCAAGCGTTGGTGCTCCGGTGGCTCAGCCCGTCTCTTCGGCAGTGGCCGCTACTGCGGGCGCCCCCGTCGCAACGTTGACGGGAACCGTGGCGCAGCCACCGGTAAGCGTGGTTACCAGTGCAGTCGCCGGTGGGCCTAGCGCAGCAATGACAGCCGTCATTGGTCAGCCGCAAATAGCCGTAGCGGTCACGGCAACCGCTGGCGCACCGGTAGCGTCAGTGGTTGGTGACGTGGCAGCAATTCTCCCACGCATTATTCTCTACGGCCACAGCGTGATTGCTGGGTACGGGATATCGGATCCTGACCTCCACATCGCTCCGCAATTGAAAACCCTTCTCGGCAGTCGCGTCGAACAGGTGGTTGAGCTCGGGTACTCTGGAGAAACCAGCGCAACGCTGCTCGCGAACTTCTCTTCCCGCGTCTCTCCCTATGTTGAGTCTGGCCGCGAGACGGTTCTCGCTTTCACGATAGCGTTCAACTCGGCTCACGCTGGCGTTTCGGCTGTCGACATCATGTTCGACATCCTGAATATGGCCGTGCTTGCTGCTAATGCTGGCGTGAAGGTCATATTCATGACCGAGACCAAAGCCGATGCTGACAGCCAGGCACACGAAGAGACTCTCTTGGGCGTCAACGGATCGATGAAGTCGCTGTGGCCAACGTATGCGGACGGGCTCGTTGATACACGGTTGCGGTTTTTCGATCCAACCGACACGTTGCTGTATCAGGCCGACGGCGCCCACCCAACCGGGTACGGAGACGGCGTGTTGGCGGGGATGCTGTACTTCGAAATCGATCGGATACTGAGCGGCGTCAGCAGTGAGCTCACTGTTTCCGTTGGCGCGACCGCTGGCGCTCCGGTGGCGGCGGCCAACGTTGCTGTTGCCCTCAGATCTGTAGCCGCAGCAATCGCTGGTGGCCCCAGAGCAGCGATCCTGACTACGCTTGGAACGCCACTAGCATCCTCTATAGAGGCGACCGCGGGCGCACCAACTGCTGGGGCGATTGCTATTCTTGGAGAAGCCAGAATGGTATCTGTTGCTGCGGCTGCCGGCGCACCAATAGCGTCAGTATTGGTTGAGCTGGTTGAGCAAGACACAGACCTTGGCTTCTTCCCATGCACGCCCACGTCCTACGTGGAGTTGACGCTTACAACCAAAACTAGGGTCGTTGCGCTATGAGCTCTTTCGATGTCGGTGATGAAGTCGCTTTGATCTGCGAGTTCCGGGTTGGCGTTGCGCTGACTTCACAGTCCGAGGTGACATTGCAGGTTATTCGCCCTAGCGGGGTTGAGTCGAGGTACACATTCGGGCTCAACCAAATCACCGAGTCTTCGCCTGGAGTGTACAGGCGCAATCTTGTGCTCGACCGCCCCGGGCGCTGGCTTTACCGGTTCACGGCAACCGGGTCTTACCGTGGTACTACTGGGAACGTTGTGGTGAACGTTGACCCGAGCCCATTCAGCTCGGTCTAAGGAGAACATGAAAACGCAACTGATTGCGCCGCTCATCGGCGTCGTTGTTTCGACACTACTGAGTATTTGGAGAATGCCCGGAGTTCGTGACGGGCTGTTCGCTCGCATTGGCAAGCTTCCGCGGCCCCTCCAATGGCTCGCCCCACTCTGCCTCTCGATGGCCGCAACGGCGGGGGAAGGATTCTTGGGCGGGAAGACCGGTGAGGAACTCTTCTGCTACGCGATGGGTAGCGGCGCCGAAGCGGGCGCGTTCGCTATCGCGGCGTGGCACGTTGCCAAGCGGATCTATGAGTTCGCCAAGGCGCGCCCAGGGGCAACGGTCATTGCGGCGGCGGCAGCAATTGCGGCCATGGCCCAGGGCTGCTCACTCGAGTCTGCACGCCAAACAAGAATCAACTCGCAGCTCAAGGCGGGAACCTACTCAGCGCAGACTCGCCCCGAGGCGGAGTGCAAAGCGCTCGACAGCGTGCACGTCTACACGACCTATGGCGCTGAACTATCTCTCGGTGTCGGCACGGCCGCGGGCGTTCTTGCTGCGGCAGATACGAGTGACCCGGTGCGCAACACGGCCGTCGGGGTCGGCATTGGCGCCGCAGTCGTTGCGGCAGGGCTCGGCGCTTGGTCTGCCAGCTCCGGCAAGGCCTGGACGGAGCAGTGCAGCCAATGAACTTCGGGCAAGCACTCGAGTTGCTAAAGTCGGGGCGTAGGGTATCTCGCTCGGGCTGGAACGGTAAGGGTATGTGGCTTGAGCTGCAGCGCCCAGACGCACACTCAAAAATGACGCTACCCTACGTCTACATGAGCACAGCGCAGGGAGATCTAGTCCCGTGGCTCGCGTCGCAAACTGACATTCTTGCCGAGGATTGGTGCGCACTGTGAAGCTCATACAACTAACCTCCATTTGTATCATCGGCGCATCTCTCGGATGCGAGGCATGCGGTCCCAAACCAACCCCAGTCCCAGTCCCTCCTGAGCCTACCGGATCCGGTGGTACCCCCGGGACTGGTGGAGCCACGTCTGCTGGCTCTCCTGGCGTCGCTGGCGCACCCGGAGCGGCGGGGTCCCCAGTGGTGGCCGTCCAATTTCCCGAGTGCTCACGGTCACGCAGGGGGCCGCCACGAGTGCGTCCACCAATGAGCGGCTGGCATCCGGACAAGCAGCGCCAGAAGCGCCGCCGTGCGCGCCCTGTCTACCAGGTGCTCCCCTACTCGGACGTGTTCCGCGCTCCGAACTTCAACCGCGCCCTCGACCAGGGTTCGCTCGGGAGCTGCACCGGGAACGCGGCGGCCCATGCTCTGTCCACGAGCCCATTCGGCCTGCACCTCACTGAGTACGACGCCGTCGCGATCTACTCGCGGGCGACAGCGTTGGATCCGTTTGTTGGCGTCTATCCACCGACGGACACGGGGAGCAACGGTGCGAGCGCTTGGCTCGCCGCTGTGGACCTCGGCTACCACCGCGGGGGATCCTACGCTGTGGACTCGCTCGATGGGCTGCAGTCGGCCCTGCAGGGTGTACCATGCACGCTCGGCACGGATTGGTATGACGCGTTCTTCGATCCGTCGAACTGCGGCGAGATGTCGATTTCTGGCCGCGTCGCTGGCGGGCATGAGATCGCGATCGTGGGCTGGGACTCGGTGCTGCGCCGGGTATGGATCCGCAACTCCTGGGGTGACTGGGGCGTGCCTCGCGGCGAGGAGACTGGGTACGCCTACTTCTCTGCAGGGACCCTGACCAAGCTCTTGGTGCGCGGCGCAGAGATTGACTGCCCCGAGGCCCCATGACTCCGCGTGAGCTCAGGCAGCGTGTCGCGAATGTGGCATCGGCCGAGATCGACTGCTCGGACGCTGTGCGGTATTGGCGCGAAGCGCTCGCGCCGGGCACCCCACGCCCGTACCCTCCCCATTGGTGCGGAGCATTCACCCTGTGGGCGCTCAGGGTCGCTCTAGGCTGCCAGTGGCACTGGGAGATCGGAAAGGGCTACCTGTGGCGATTGAAGCCCACTCGTGACCCCGACCTCGGCGACGTCTGCTACATGGATCGCCCGTTTCAGCACCACGCCATTCTCACGGCGATTGGAGACACGGCTGACGGGCGAGCGTTCGCGATCTCGGTCGACGGCAATGCGGGGGCCCCGCCGACGCACGTGGATGAGGTTTGGCGGGCACGCGAGAAGTGGACCGTATTCTATTCGATCCAACCGCTCATTGACACGTGCAACGAACTGAGCTAGGAGTCCCTCCTCACCGTTTCGCTCGTTTGCGATGCACTCGCACCAAAGTCAAAAGGCCCCGACTCGAAACCGGGGCCTTTGCTTATTTGCGTCGCATCGCAATCACGACAATCGTGACGGCAATGAGGAGCGGGATCAGTTGCGCGGCCAAGAATCTGCCAGCTTGATGCTCTCAGCAGAGTAGTGCTTCTCCAGGAATCTACGTGCAACCGTCTCGTCTCCGTCACACAGAGCCAGGTACTCACGGAACTTCGCACGAACACACTCAGCCGTGTAGGAGAGTCCGCGGCATCTCTCGCGATCTTCGCGCATGGGCTCAAGCTCGCGTTCGAGCTGTTCGATCGCATCCTTGCGTTGGCGCTCATGTCTTACACGGTCGTCGGCGAGCTTCTTGCGTAGCTCAAGTCCTGGCTTGTGCTTCGCGTAGCTATCGGTAGTTGCGATGCGCTTTTCGACAACTCGCAGCGAATTCGGTTTCTGGTCAATGTACGGGGTCCCGATCTGGTAATCGTTCCCGATCAAGACAACGCTCAGAGCAAGCATGGCCGCGGCGTCTTCTCGCTTGGTGAACACCGCAACGTCCTTCCAGTTATCGACTTGCACCTCGAACACGGTCACGTATTCCAGTTTCGATAGGATTTCATCGACTGGCGGCAATGGATCGTCGATTGTTGTGTCGGACTGCATTCGCGCTACGTCTAGGTATCGCTCGAACTCGTCGTCGGTGAGTCGCGATCGTTCGTAATCAGTCAGTTCGTAATACGTCTTCACGGTCCCCATCCTTTCCAATAACGAATCAGATTTTGGTGCACGGTTCTACCAGTTCGATTCCGAGTCTCTCGGCCACGTCGGCAATCGTCCCAAGAACGCGATAAGCTTCTCCCGCGTTACTCCCGCGCATGTACACGTCTACAGACGGTTGTGGTGTGCGTGCAGGTAAAAGCGCCGACACATCTTCAGCGCTGAACGCTGCGTACTGATTGTCGCCAACGATAGGAATCAACACCATCTTGCGCTTCGGGTCAGGCCTCCGCTCAGACGCCATATGCATGATTGCGTCTGAGACAAGCTTGTCAGTCGCATCGTAATCGCATTCGTCTAAGTCTCCGTATTCGTCTAGCGATCCTTCGATTGCACCAGCTTTGGCGAGTGACAGATAGATGTATCGCTGCCAGCCACTGTAACCTAGTGCGCGCTTCCCGCTGAATCCTTCGCCTTCTTTCCAAACTTCTTCCGCGATGAACACAAACGCCTCGCGAATCGTCTTCGCGCCGCATGGGCGTCCAACCAGTTCAATATTCAGAATTTCCTCGTTTGTCATGACCACTTGCCTTTCAGCGCCCCAAAGGGCGACCCCTTTCGGAGTGCGCCCCTGGTTACGCCTGTATTGGTTACCAGCGCTGGATTCCGCGAATGGCCTCTTCGTTGGCCCCAAATTCGATCGATAGCTCACGGGCTGAGCGTGGGTCATCCTGCATCTCGAGTGCAGCCAGCACCAGCTCCCTTGCTTCGTTCTCCGGCAACTCCGCGAAAATCGTATCCGCGTACATCTTGAGCTCTGCCTCGGTATCCGCTCTGCTCGTTGCGCTTGCCATGTGTCGAATGATGCGTTAGCGCATCATTACCGTCAAGGCGAATCGACAAGAAAAAACGCCCCGCAAATCACCATGACCTGCGGGGCGGCCTCGTTCTATATTGGAGCCAGTGCTGATACTGATAGCGTGGTCAGTCTTCGCCTGGCTCACGCGGCCTGGCAGAAGGTGGCTGCGCGGGCTGTGACGCGTCCGCTGCTGTTGCCGCGGCCTGAGGAGGCTTAGCCGCCTTAGTAGCTCGCTCCTTGGCGCGCTCGGCCAGCTTTGCGTGCGCCTTGTCTAGTGCTGCTCCAACTGCGGCTTGACGCGATCCAGTGACAAGCTCCCCGTCTTCAGTCGGTGTACGCTCCTCGTTGCGAGCTTCAAGGATCTCAGTCCAGGTAGCGTCCCCGTCCGAAATCGCCTGGAAGATTCCGCGCAACATCTGCAACTCGTTCACGTCGATTGACGCGACAGGGTGCCCTAGATACTCAGCGAGCTGAGCTGGCATCACGCGAAGCTTTTCGAACGAGTCCACAACGCGCTTGATCTCCGCATTCGGGTCCTTCGCGAACTTGTCCTTTCCGATCGCGATACAGCGCTCCTCGCACTCTTCTTTGATGTCCGCCGGGAGCAGCCGCAGCACTAAGGTTCGCAACGACTTGCTCACCAGCTGATTTTTGCGCTGCGTGATCTCGTCCACGGTGGCCGCTAGCGTGTATACGGGTTTCCCCTGCGAGTTGGTGCGACTCGAGATTGGGTTGTCGCCGCGCCGTAGAAACGACCGCTCCGTCGTCTTAGACACGAGGACAACGTCATCGAGGATTGCGTTGCGCTCGTAATCGCGAACGGTAACAGCGATCGTGAGTTTCTCGTCGTCTTCGTACACAACCTCGCTCGATCCGGACATGTTGCCCATATGCCGTAGCGCCGCCTCGGCGAATCGAATCGAGAATCCAGTGATTTCGACTTTCTCGCGTTCATTCGTGTCGGGATTGTATTTGGTACGAGGCAGACTGTACCTCGCCTTCTCGGCGAAGCGAGGCCGTTCGCACTCTTGGAGTAGCTGCGCGCGTACTTGCAGCATGTCGCGAGGGTGCCGCTCGGCCATGATGCATGCTGCCTCGATGTTCGCCTTGACCTTTGCGGCCATCGCAATCGAAGCCACCTCTGCATTGCGCTGACGCTCGATTGCTCCGAACGACTCCGTGGTCACTATTGCAGTTTCACCGTTTGCCACGCTTTACCTTTTCTTTCTTGCTGCGGAGCACACGATGGCTCGATGCCTGCACCATGTACTCACCTCGTTCCGTTGTATTGTTGCTCCACTCTGCGATTCCGTCAACCGTCTCAGGAAGAACACCGACGCTAGCGTTTCCAATGGCTTGCTTGATGCAGTTACGAAGCTCATCTCGGCGCGTCTCAAGTTCCTTGAGTGTTGGCGCGATCGATTGCAGTTCGCGGGTCCACTCAATTGCCTCTTTCGGAAGTTCGACGCGCTCACCGTTATCTTTCGGGTAGAGCAGCTTGAGTGCGTCGCTAGAGCGCCACGTTGCTGGAGGAGGATCTAACGTTTCGAGCCTGCGCGCCATGTCCTCCGCCGCCTCGCGGATGAGACAGAAGAAATCTTCATCAGGCGACATGTCGATTCGGACAAGCCGCGAAAGCCCAACGAGACACGTCACGATTGATTTTGGCGCACGTGTCACGAATAGCTGGGTTTGAACCTGCGCGATGACGTGGTCCGGCATTGCCCCGGTTTCCTCATCCCATCCTTGCGCCCTGTAGATCTCGGCCGTCTTACCCTCGTATGACACCCAAGGGTCGCCTGAGCCCTCGATTACCTCTGCGTCCTGAGTGCACCCGACGATCGGGAGCTCACGAGATACGAGTAGGTCTCCGGACATGCTCAGTGCTGCCCAGTTGTAGGCTCGCGCCGCTTCCTTTGCGATCCCGGACTCGAGCGCCTTGCCCCAAGTGCGACGGTCGTTGAGTCCGTGGTAAGTATCGTTACTTGGCACAAGTTTGCTGACGTAGACATCGAGCGCGTCGCGTCGCGGATCAAGACCAAGCAGTGCAGGAATCTCGCTCGCTGTCACGAGCAGTCGTCTCGTTTCGAGCCACTTTTCTCTGTCAGAATCGCTTGCGCCGCTGAAAAACGCGTGCTCGCTGAACGCTGTCACCGCGCTCGTGTCGTCGTTATCTGGTATCGCAATTCCTAGTTTCACGTATCACCGTTCCTTTCGAAATAGATGGGCAACGCGGGTTCAAGGGGGGGGGGCATTTGAGGCAACCCGCGTTGCACCTTGTGGAGCGGACTGGATTCGAACCAGTGACCACATGCGAACAGGACTCCTGTCGCTTAGCCCTACCGTTGAGCTTACCGCCCCTAGTGGCGCCCGGTGTTACCTGTCACCGCGCGCCGGAGTTGGATGTATGACCTGTCGATTCACCTCCGTCAACTGTAATTCGTCGTTGAAGCAACGACGCTCACCCTGCCGATCGTAACGTTTCTGGGCAGGTGTCGAGTCTTGATTCGGCGCGCTCAGCGATGTCGCGTACGCGGTCCAGTATGATCTCGGTCTCGTACGCCTGACGCTGGTGCTCGCGCACCGTCATGTACGTTACGCATCCGAGTTCCGCTAGATCTGAAGTCCTGAGTCTAGGCATTGTCATCCTCGATTTCGTCTGAGCGGGCGCTGAGCCCTCGTGAGAATTCTGCGAGACGGCGGCGGATATTGTCCACCATGATTTGATCGTCACGACAATGCAGCGAAGGGAAATTATCCGCCGCATCGCCAAGCAAGTCCGCGATAACGCGGAGCGAATTCGCGTCTTGAATCGACTCGTTCAGTACCGACTCTGGGACACGCGCCCGCTCCGTAGTGTCGCCAGGTCCAGGGATTGAGTCGAACTCGTCGCGCGTGCGAACCGTGTCACGTCGATCGATAGATGTGCAGGCGTTGATTGTTCTAGACATACCCCTCCTACCCGGCGCCACAACCGCTGCGGAACAGACCAGTTGTGGCGTCGGGTAGGAGGGGGACCGGAGTCCCCCAGAATCACTAGGCAGGGTAGTCGCACGGGTCTACCTTGCGCAGGCGGAGCTGGCACGTGGCCCGCGACTCGTCGTGTAGCACCTCGTAGACCTCACAGTCGCTGTAGCCACCTTGCGCATGACAGGCGCGTGTGTCTGCGGCTCTCGATGCGATGGCCCTCTCCAACTTGAGGTGTCTACTGATCTCGCCGCGGACGGCGCCTTGGACCACGTAATTGTACGAGCATCTGCTGGTCATTTTGATCTCCCCGTCAGAACCGTTCGACCTTGTGTCCCTCTCGCTCCCAGAGCGAGGTGTAGAACTTCGCCATCTTCTCGGCGAAGCGCCCGTGCCACTCGACCTCACGGACACCAAGTTCCTTCGTTGTTACCCTCAATCTCACCACCACCACCGTCGTCGCCTTAGCCATGTCCCGATGATGATGCGTTTGCGCATCACCGTCAAGTGGGGATGCGACTTTTTTTGCGTAGCAGCCGTCGCAGAGCTCCGGCCTGTCATCCGCGGCGCCCTGTGCCCATGGTGTGTCTCTGCCGCACAGCGCGCATCGGAATGTTTCTGGCGCATCGGACTGATGGTAATCGCGGACGCGTATTCCCCTGTTGTTGATCTTGCACCACATCCGCTGGTGCTCCCACGCATCACCTGCGCTAGCAACTGAATCCGCTTGACATTGATGCTTTTCAGCACCAGTACTCGCAACATGAGCAATCTGGGCCAAAGAAAGCTGAAGAAATGGCGAGGGGATAGGGGGCTACGCGAGGCAGCCAGAGCGCTCGGGGTCGACTACCGCTCGTATTACCGGTGGGAGGTCGAGGGGATTGTGCCCGGGTACGCCAGCCGCAAACTGTGCAACGACGTCGCGGGCATCCCAATAGAGGACTGGGATCATCGATGAGATTCCCGAAGGAGCTTCGCGAGATTGATCGCGATACGCACCGTAGAATGTACGGCATCGTAATGCGCTGCCTGGACAACCGCGAGCACTTCGGGGGAGCGCTAGGGGTAGAGGTCCACCACGCTCTGCTCGGAGCGAGCCGGTACATTGACGCGGTGATTGATGTTGCTCTGACCCTCGAGTTTCTCGAATTCTTGCTCCGCAGGGGAGCGGTCACGAAGATCGAAGGAAAAACCATAACAACTTGGAAGGTGAACGATGAAGGCCGTGAAACTTAGGATTGTGTCGACTCACATCGCAAGAGTTAGTGACGAAGGTGATCGGTGCGGAGCGACGTGCCAGTATCTGGACGGTGGTAGATGCAGGATAGACGGACTAGATGACCTGGATGTCGATGCCGAGGGTGTCGCCATGCGTAGCGACACCTGTCGCGAGGCTGAGGGGGCAGCGTGACGGCAACGCTCGCTTTTACTGCGCCGCTATCTTGCCGTGCAGACCAGCCTGACGTTGTTAGGCTGGTCGTCTATGACGGGCTACTATGCAATCGAACGTGCCCACATTTGAGCACGCATATCGACGCGTTCGAGTGTGATGGTCTGGGGCAATCCACGATGATGCTCCGTGTCGTATCCGGCACACCAGAGCGGTGCATGGCGTGCCGCACGGCAACTTCTGACCAAAGAGAATATCAAGTGCGCGCCGAGCGCGCACTGCAGCGACTGAGGGAGCTTCAAGCTCGAAAGGCACAGATGAAAACCGAAACGAAGACACAGCAAACAAATACCAAGGCATCGGGTAGGCCCGCTGACGTGCGCATCCAAAAAGACACGAGACATCTCAAGATCGCGTTGTCGCGCGAGGAGATCGAAGAACGCGCCGAGCGCGCAGCGTATACGTGGGCCGAGATGCAGAAGCAAGAAGCGGAAATGAAGGCCGTTGCTTCGGCATTCAAGGCTCGTATCTCTGAACTCGAAGGAAAACTCAACGCTCTGCAGCAACAAGTCCGCGACCGTTGCGCTTACGGAGACGTCGATTGCGATATCGTATTCGATTTCAAGACTAAGGAGGTCTACACAATCCGACTCGACACGAAGGACGAGATCGAGCGGCGAGACATGCGTCGAGACGAGATGCAAGAGAAGTTCGAGTTCAAGGAACCTGAGACGCCGGCGCGGCCAGCGGACGTAGCCGTCAGTGAGCTCAACGAAGAGGGCGATCGCACAGCATCGGAGCTGAGGGCTCGTGCCAAGAAAAGCAAGAAAGTATAGCCAATTCGATTGGCATGCTGCGCTCACACGGGCGGACGCCATCCTCTCGGCTCCGCCCGCTCGGGCATTCATCGAGCGCCCGGCACGTCTGCCAACGCTCGTATTCCGTGCAGCGATTGAGGCGCGCCTGTGTCTCGAGGCGAACAAGCTCGCGACCGGACGCATGCAGCGAAACAGTTGGAGGCTGGCCGAAATAAAGCGCGACCTGTGGACCCAGCTATCGATTCAAGCTTACGCGTGGCTCAAGTATCGCGAGTATTGGCCGTTCGAGCCAATCGACGGGGTGCGACCGCAGGTGATCGCAACTAAGTTCAGCGCGCGTCCACCAGACGTCGGGGCCAACCCAGCAAAGGCGGCAATTGATATGTTGCAGATTCAGAGTCCGCTTAGAACCGAGCGTCGCATCGGGATCATCCGTCGCGATGCGCCGAACTCGGTGCAACAGGTTCACGGGTGGGAATTCCAGCCGATGGCGTTCCCGGCGTTCGTACTATTGGAGGTGAGAGTATGAAGAGTAGAAGCGTACGGTGCGAAAGACATGGTTTCGTGTGTGATCCGGAACCTGGGAAAGGCTCACAGTGGCTTTGCCCGTGGTGCCCGTGCCCCTGGACGAAACGCAAGCTGGCGCCTGCTATTCGTGTCGACCCAAATCTCAATCCGGCAATCGAGTCTCGGGCTCAAACAGAGCCGCCGCCTCGCCCGCCGACCGCTCGCGACAGAGTGACAGAGCTCATCTGCGGATCCAACCCTGTCGCTGACCGAGCGGAGCTCTTCGCGCGGCTCCGCGGGGTGCTCAATCCAGGGCAGATCCAGAATGCGCTGGAAGGTCTGTCGCGCCAAGGGATGGTGATTCCGCGTTCGATATTCGCGCCGCGCCGACGTGCTGACGGCCTTCCCGACGCGGGACTCCGCCAATGATCAACACAACGCTGAGGGGGAAGCCGCGCCTCGAAGACGTCACTGGGAAACTCGTCGGCCCATACGTGGTGGTTGGCCCTGTCGGGAGTGATTGGCGCACTTCGATCTACTGGGTGCTGCGTTGCCGTCTGTGCGGAATGCGCGAAAGCGCGTGTCGTCAAAAGTGGGCATTGACCAGTAGGCGAAAACCATTGACGCGATTGCCTAAACGTGGTCATGATTGTGGCAAATGACGACGCTGGACAGGATGCTGGTGTGTCTCGAGACCGGGCTTAGCCTCCCAGTTCTGAGCCGATGGGACAACGGAAAACCGATTCGGGAGGCGAACAAACGCACAATCGAGGCGGCAGTAAAAAAGCTTGGAAACAAGCTGCAGTCGTCTCGGAACTACCAGGGGGATCAGGCTGGTGCGAGGCAATAAATGGACTGGTCAAACGAGTCCTATGTGCGCCTTTACGTACGAGACACGAAGACGTGGATCCGTCTCGGGTGGGAGGGTCAAGTCGTGCTCACGCTGGCGCTTCGGAAGCTCGACAGGGCTGGCCTACTCGACGACGTATCGACGGCAGATGACCTAGCCGTGATGCTCGGAAACGGAATCCCTGTTTCGATCGTTGAAGTAGGCCTATCCAGGCTGCTCGACCGTGAGGTGTTCGTGCTTGTCCCGTCCGGTCTGCTCATGCCTCACTTCATCGAGGCTCAGGAATCCCGGAAGTCGGACCCGCAACGTCAGCGTGAGTCGCGTGAGAAAAAACGTGCCATGTCACGATTCGTGACGCATGAGTCA